TCGGTGTAGCACTGCAGCTCTAGGCATTCGATCAGCCGCTTGCAGCGCTGGTGGATGGTGAGTCTGACCTGGCCCTTGCCGTTTTCCAGCAAAGCCTGAACAGCAGCCACGCGATCACGGACGGGAGGATTTGCGCGTGGCGACTGGTTTGACATGCCGTAGGACTCCAGGATTTGGATATCGGTCTGGCTTGCGTTGGTGCTGCGGTTACCGCCGCTGGCATCTGGGTAGATGTAGATACGCCGTTGCGGGTAACGCGCTTGGATCTCTTGCGCCAATGCATCGGTGTCATGGGCGCCGCTGATCTCATCAATCACTAGCAGGCTGCTGCCGCTGCGGATGCCGATCACGGCAGACATGTTGCCAACGTTGAAATCAACGCCAATGCGCAACGGCTCGCGGTCTAGGTCTGGCAGCTCAACCACCACGTGCTTGTCGCGACTGAAGCGGTCGTAGATAGTGCCAGTGGTGAGGTTAACGAACTCACCGTCTAGGTAGGCCCGCAGCAGGTTTGGGTCGTAGTTGGCTTCTAGCCGCTCAATAAAGTCCGGCGGCAGATGTGGGTTGTCTGCTGACCGCATCTTGATGAGCTTGCGATCCGCACGCCCTTTGGCATCCTCGCTGCCGAAGGTGTTCCACATCCAGCGGAAGCCCTCTGGCGTGGATGCAGCGCCAAACTGCCGCACGTTGCCGGACCGCAAGCGACCAAGGATCTTGGGGAATGCCTTGTTGGCAATAGATGGCGTCACGGTGTCGATCTCATCGGCCAGCACCCAGGCAAGGTTCAATCCGATGATGCGGCTCCAGTTCTCGAAGCTGCGGCACAGGATCTTGGTGTCACCGCCTGGTAGGTGCAGCATGTATTCCGGCAGCGGGCTGGCCCTAAAGGTGTAGGGGATCTCGTACGACTCCAAGAACTGCTCAAAGTCGTTCTGCCAGATGTCGCGGATCAATGGGCCGGTGGGCTCCATCACTGCGCCGATGAAGCCTTGATTAGCCGCGGCCAGCATCACCGCCTTGGCACACAGCGCACGGGTCTTGCCGGCGCCATAGCCAGCTGAGATGCCAAGGATCTGCGTGTCGCTGTCATCTACAAACGCAAGCTGGCCAGGGTGCAGGTCAGCGCGGATGCGTTGCAGCAGATCGCCCGTGTCCTCTTGCGTTGCGACATCCATAAACCCAAGCAGGCTGCCGGGTTGGCAGATGCCAGCAAGCAAGTTCATAACATCTCAAACCGCAGCAGCTTGGCCTGATCTTCTAGCGCTTTGATTGCAATGCTGAGGTTGCCTTTGGCGCGTGCTTCACGTTCGTAATCCTGCAACCTTGCTAGTGCGGCTTGCAGCCATTGCGGCCGCTCTAGCTCTGAGTCAAGGGCAATCAGCTTGCGCGCTTCCGCCATGTAATCGCGCACTTGGCGCTCGCTGACGCCCCACAGCTCGGAACCGTGTTGAACGATCTGATGGTGGCTGTGAGCACGCAGGATGAGGTCATAAACCACGTTGACGCGGTTCTGAATCTCATCCTTGGTGCTTTTCTTTGCCACGTATTAGTTGCGGACTTGCACAGGCATTACCAGATAAGTTACACCGTCCACGCCACTAGGTGTCAACACGACGGGTGTGGTTGCCGTATTGGCATGCAGCGTGATGGCTTCTGCGGGCTTGAACGCCTTGATGCCGTCCAGCAGGTAGTGGACGTTAAACGCCCATGCGCCGTTGGCGGTGCCTTCGACCTTGAGCAGCTCCTTGCCATTGTTGGCATCGGCTTCAGCAGTGATGGCAAGTCCACCGGCGCCGGCGGTGAGCTTGACGATGGAGTTGTGCGCATCGGCGATGATGGCGACACGCTCCAAGGCGCGAGTCAGGCGGCGACGGTCGGCGATGATGGTGCTTTTGAACTCAGCGGGCACCAGCTTGGCCACGTCTGGGTAGGTGCCGTCCATGATGCGGCTGTAGATGGTGATGCCGTCACCTGCGTCAATCACGGCTTGCCCTTTGGCAACGGCGATGGTGACCACGCGATCTTGCAGCAGGCGCATGGTGCTGGCTGGTAGCACGAGGTCTAGGCCATCTGGCAGGTCAATGGCGTAACGCATGAGGCGATGGCCATCTGTGGCTTCCATGTGGCCGCTGCCGAGGTGGATGCCTTGGAGCATCTGCTTGCTGGCGTCGGTGCTGGCAGCTGCCATGCAGGCACGGATTCCAGCGGATAGGTGCAGCTCGCTCGTAGCAGCGTCCACAACCGGCAGCGCGGGGTAATCCGCCGCATCAGCCGCTGCAAGCCCGTAGGAGCCCGCAGAGGCGGTCAGAGCGCCATCTGCGAGGGTTAGAGCCTCATCGCCGTCAAAACGGCTCACAAGGCCAGCCAGCAGCCGATACGGCAGCGCTACAGCGCCATCGGTGTCCACTGCGGCTGGGATGGTGACGGTGATGCCGAGGTCAAGGTTAAAGCCGGTGATGGTCATGACGCCATCGGCGGCTTGGATCAGGCAGCAATCAAGGATCGGATGGCTGCTGCGGTGACCAACGGCTGGCGCAATGGTGCGCAGCGCGTGATCGAGATCGGCTTGGCAGGTAACGGCTTTCATTTGACGGTGGCGGCAGTGACGAGGCTGGTGATGATGCGTTCGTAATCAGCGGCGAAGCTATCCACAAGTTCCATGGGTAGCGGTACGCCGTCATCAATGGCGTTGTCGGCAATGGCTGAGGCGTACGCCACTGCTTGGGTCATGGTCTCATGCAGCCGATTAATCACCGGTTGCTGCTTGGCTGGAATGTGAATGAGCGATGACATATGCGACGAGAGTTTCAACGTGTCGGCGGTTCAGGTCACCACGCATGAATGCGCAGGCGTCCGCCACCAGCGCATGGTACGCAGCCGTGGTCAATCCTGCAACAACCCCACCACTCAAAGCACGCTGCCGGATCAGGTGCGCGCGCGGGATGCCATGCGCTGCTGCTTCAGCGTTCAACCGCGCCAGGTCGTCAGCGGTGACATTGATCTTGATTTCGGGCATTCAGTGGTTCCAATCGAGGCGGAGCATAGGCAAAAAGCGGCGTCCTAACGCAGTTTGCGGTGTTCGGACGGTGAGACGCCTTGCAGCCACTGGGCTTGTCCTACCGTCCTACCGTCCTAACCTCTTAATAAAATGGGATAAAGAGGGGGAGGGGGAGGGGGATTAGGAAACTCTTAAACCCTATGTAGGACCAGACGGGGATAGGACGGCTCAAAACCCAGTCACCGCAATGGATCTCGCCGTCCGCACCCACTTAGGACGAGGCGTAGTGCCAGCGTCTCTTGCCTGTCGCCTCTCGTTTGCGGACCAACCCGAGATCCTTGAGAATCGCAGCCACCTGCATCTGATCCGAGCGATTCTGCCGCTCCAGTGGTTTTTTGATTCCGTGAGTAAGAACGTCCTCAATCGTGAGCACATCAGTAGAACGCCTGCGTGCAAGGTATTCCTCAATGGCACTACGCCATGGCGAGTCAATCACGTAGTTATCATTCTCTTCGGTCACCTTGACTTCCATCTCAACAGGTAGCCGGTTGGTCTCACCTGCCCTGTAGGCATGTACAACGGCGGACCAAATCGCATCGCGTTCAAGCATTAGCGAAGCGGTATCAATCTGGTCCTGCTGGGTCTTAGTGGTCGGGATGACCCAGAAGCGGCGGTTGCCGGTTTCATCCACTAGAAACCCAGTGGTTTTGTTAGTTGTGCCAACGATGATGCCACGCCTTGGGAATGACTCAACTTCCTTGCCATAGGGCACGCGCATTAGATCAATGGCCTGCGAAAGAAAGGCTTTTACCTGTCCGGCGTGCCGCCTACCTGTGATGTGGTCAAGCTCCGCCCATTCCATCATCCACGACCGATGGAGCACCATTACGTCGTCTTTGGTTGAGATGTCACCGAGTGCATCTGAGAAGAACGGACCACCTAGGCAACCCCAGAAGCTGGACTTGTAGGCGCCTTGATCGCCCATCAATACGCAGGCGGTGTCGTGTTTGCAGCCAGGATTGAAGGCACGCGCCACAGCACCGATCAGCGTGCGCTTGAGCATTTCGTCGTAGATGGTCGGCTCGGGTAGCGCGGCATCACACGGCCGCAGGTAAGCGGTGGCCAGCCTGTCGATGTAGGTCGGTGCAACGTGGTCGGCGCAGTGTTCTAGGTAAAGGCGCACCGGGTCGTATGGCTTCTCGCTTGCCACTTGGACCAAGCAATCAATGGCAAGCTCCTTGCCGACCTTGTAGCCCTGCTCTGCCAGCTTGAGGTAATAGCGGTCGACGCCTTCGATCACTTGGTTATCGACCTCGATCTGCTGGGTAAAGATGTTGAGCCTGATGTCGCCGGCATTGCGACGCAGGTACTCCAATAGCTCAGCGGCCTCCAGCTTCTCTGGCTTGCCGCCTACTGGCGCACGACCGCCTGAATGCGGCTCCGGGTCAGCGGTGCG